CGTTCTTGTCGTTCAATTTCCTTTGGATGGTAGAGTGACAATTCCTCGGTCCATGGTAGGTTTGATATAGTATCGTATCCAACGAGTTTCTCGTGTACTTTATTTTCCCAACGAATGGATTTTGAATTTCTATAGATTCTCCACTGCGGGTCTGGAAAGTTTACCCATCCTTTATCGTTTACATTCCAACCCCATTTCTGAATGTGGTCTTGTGTTAATCCTTCAACTGTATTTACTCTTGGTACAAGTATAATATCCACATCATTTGCTTCAATGATAGCGTGGATGTTATCCATTAGGGTTTCGTGTGGGTGTTCGTCTGCGTCAATCTGAAAGATGTAATCACCATTACAATATTCAGTAAGTTTGTTTTTCATATCACCAAAGTGACCATCAAACTCATATGGGTACCAGAGAAAGTACGTCTTCTCTACATTCATTTTTCTAAGATATGTTTCAATTGTTTTATCTCCATTCTTAGAATCCCACAATATTACTATTTCGTCTTGTGGTTGTTTTAATGTAATGAGTTTCTGAAGTAGTCGTTGAATTTCAACGAACTCATCTTTAACTGTAATTGCGTAACTGATTTTCATAATTCTTAACCTGTTGAGAGTGAGTCAGCGTCGTTGTCGTCTCTACGAACTGCTTCGGTTCGAGCTTGTTCGGCTTTTGATGGAATCTTATCAAAGACCCCATAATCATAGTTGTATAATATAATTGAACTTATGTTTTTTTCGATTAAAGTTCTATACCCAACTTGTAACTTCTTATGTCTGATTTCTGAGATGTAGAATCCCTTTGAACTCTCGTCAATACGAAGTTTAGTTAGGTCTAATTTCTTTACTCTTGAAGATGTACTAGCAACCTCATTGAGGTCTTCCGCAAGTTTAACCATTAATAGTGGTTGGATGTATTTTAAATCCAAACAATGAAAATATCCTTTGTATTTTGATTGTAATATAAATACATAATAATCACCACGGGTCCCATCTGCTTTTTTGTAAGCAATTTTGGCTATCTGACCACGTTCCACTTGATTTTTTGTAATCCGGGTCGGGTCTGACATTTTACTACGGTGGCTTGATGTAAAATTAGGCATTATCTCCTACTTTCTTTAACGTTGGTAACTTTAGTTCAATTGGGTCTCCTACTTTCTTTAACGTTGGTAACTTTAGTTGAACTTGTTGTGGACCATCACCGACTTTATGATTTTGTAAAATTTCACCAAGTAATTCGGTCATTTTCCGAATTGTGAAGTTATCTTTTACATATTTACGATTCTTACGAGACTTCTCAAGTGATTTTTTATAATTCTCGTAAATCCATTTCATAATACCGACCCCTTCACCATAATTTACTGTAAACCATTGGGTGTCTTTTAAAATCCAATTGTTAACAGCGGATGGGTCTACGTTTTCAAGTTTACCACCAAGTAAAAAGTTATAATCGGAATGTAAGAAATCTAAGTGGCCGGACCAATTTGTAGCAATAATTGGTTTACCACTCACACAAGCTTCTAACAATGGTCTACCAAATCCCTCACCTCTTGTAAATGAAACATGAGCCTTTACTTTTGGGTGATTGTATAATGAGTTCATTTCTTCATCTGATAAGTCACCATCCAAAATATACACATTAGGTAGATTTTTAGAATCAACCATACCTTTAATCACTTCAATTCGTTTTCGTAATTCATGAACATTTGTAATGCCAGGAGATACAATCGACGCCTTGAGGATTAACGCTGGTTTTTTACTTTTATTTTTGAATGCATTTAAGAACGAGCTAATTAAACCACTTACATTTTTTCTATCATGACTGAAGTTACCTTGCAACCAATGACCTACAAATAAGAATGAAAAGTCTTCTTTAACTACACTAAGTACATCATCTACTGATTTTAAAATAGGTAAATTATTATTGTAAATTTCATCGTCAAATCCTTCAAACAAAACTTCAATTGGTTTCTCAAGTTTTAACTCACCAATTTTTTGTTTGGTGTTATCATCAATTTTATCATAAGATATCCCAAGTGTTGATTTGGAGTGAGTTGATGATACTATGTTTAAATCCATACGGTTACACCCTTCTATAAATTGAGCGGATGCTTGTGTAGTTTCAATCACAGCCGATACGCCAATATTAAAATGACCCATAGCTTTAAATTCGTTTGGAATTGTAATCTGAATCCAAATATCTGGCTTTGTTGATACTGTTGCTATAATTCGTGATGTCAAATCTGAGTCTACTTCCGATAACGCAGTTTGGGCTGTATTTCCCCATCGTTGTGGTAGGATTTTGATATCCCACTCATCACTTTTGACATCAATCAAAGACCTTACAAAATCTCTACTACGAGAGCCATATCCACTTCGTGTTGCTATAGGGCAACTAATTACACATAACTTTTTCATGTTGTATATATTTCAAATCGTTTACGAGGTGCCCAATTTTGAAAACACCCATCAATTGCTTCAATAAATCTCCCACCCATATTTTCAGAAGCCATACCGGAATCACTACAAACCCACTCACTTCCTTCAAGACCCACTTTTTCAAGATGGTCTCTTCCGGCTTCAAATGTATTACATAATTGTTGAGCGACTTCCATGTAATCACATCTATCATCAAATATATATGGTGTTTGTGGTGACCCTTGAAGTGATAGATTGGATGGCCATATTGGAAACGCCCATCTACCATGACCAAGTGTATCGAGTTTCATCCATTCTCTTCGATTATGGAGTGACCCAATTTTTATATAATCATCAGCGGTCACCTCTTTACCATCTAAATCAAAACCGCATTGGTCTTGTAACCCACCAGTTACGTTTACAATAATTGGTGTTCCAGCTCTCAATGCTTCACATGATGCCAGACCAAACCCCTCATTAGATGCGATGTTTAAAATGATATCACCTGAATTATAGTATAGGTTTAAGTCTTGTGTTGAGAAGTGAGTATCGGTAAACTTATAATCACCATGGGTGGTGTTCCATTTAATCACCTCCATTAAATCAGTTCCATTTTCATCACTCCGTTGGGTATGTAAAAATAAACATACTTTTTTATCTTCGTGTTGTTTAGCGAACTCATTGAATGCAATAATTGTATCAGCTGGTACTTTTCTACGAATATTTCGGTTATTCCACAAAACTACAAAATCATAGTCAGTTAGACCAAATTTTGTTTTAAAGTCAACAAGCGATTGGTCATTAGATGGTAATGGGGTGAAGTATTTTGAGACACCATGTGGTATGTATTTGTATGCCCAATCTTCCTTTGGGGCTCCGTACTTTTCTAATACTCGTTTGTTGATACCATATGTTTGTTTTGAAATTCCCATCAGTAAATCACAACTTGCGTAGAATGGAGCATTCCACATTGGGTCTGGTAATGAGTCCCATATGTTATAATACATAATAGGAACAAACTGACGTACTTCTAATTCCATATCATACAACCACCGCCAGAATCTTGGGTCAGTAAAGTGTATGATTGCGTCAGGCTTTTCAAGGTTGATTAGTTCACGGAGAACATCAGGATTACCATACCCAGTATGAGCATAGATTTTTAAAGATGCGTCTTCAACGCCGGTTTCTTTTGCAACATCAACGGAAACATCATACACTTTACCTTGGTCTGGATGTTTTAACGCTGCTCCTAATTGGACCCAATCATATTTATGGATTGTGGACAATACTATTTCTTTGGATTGGGTCGCGATACCACTATGGAGTCGCAGGTCATCCGATAACAAAAGTATCTTTTTTTTCTTTGGTTTGGTCGGGTCGACCTTTTTTAACTTAGGTAATTCCATTCGTAACTTTCTTGTTTTGTGTATATAAATATACAAAAATATTTAATAAATTGTGTTTGAAATAGATAAATTATGATATGAATTTAGCAGATTTTCCGTAACGAGATAATACTCTATTAAAGTGGTTATATTCATTTTTGAAAATTTCACCAAAGTAAATAAGCTTGTCCGAATTCTCTACAATACAATTATACTGATGTAATGGCTGGGTTGGGTGGAATGGTTTTTCATAATATGACTCATTCATACCACTATATAAATTCATAGATGTTGATGCTGAATTGTATTCGATATATTTGCATCCTAACTCTAATGCGTATTTACGAACCCACTTCTCTACACCATTCTTATTACCTCTTGTGATTAAAATTAAATCATCACCATATTTTTGAAGTAGTTTAAATACTAAGTCTTTTATTTCAGCACGGCTTTCATATTTTTCACTACCAATCAAAGCCACTCTCATATGTTTATCTTTTTTAAATCGATAATTAACCTTCACTTTATTGGAATTTTTTCCGTAATTGTTCTTTTTCAATAACATTCTTTAAACTTGTAACATAATTAGGGTCTTCTGCGTAACTTTTTGATAAATATTGAAAATACTCTTGTTCATTGTTGATTGTACTTAAATATCTACATTGATAAAATGCGTAATCATAAACAGACTCTTCCCAACTTTCGTAGAACGCGTGGTTGTGTTGAGTTCCCTTAGCAGTATTAACTCGCCTATAGGCTTGTTTCATACCAAATAAATTATTATTTTTTCGGAAAACTTTTGATGTCCAATGTCCCGTTTCAATAATAGATTGTGCCATTACAATGTGTGGGTATTTTACATTCAACTCATTCAATAGTGTAATGAATTGGTCAGATTCAAATGCCTTACGGCCTTTGTTAATAATAATAAGTCGTTCTTCGGGACTCAAATCATTTAAAACTTGCTCTCGTGCAATTTGTGTTGTATACTGATAGGTTACAAATGATGTAATTGCTAATACAGTAATGACAATTGTCACTAATCGTTTGGTTACTTTTTTAAATTGTAACTCTGCTTTTGAATACGTATATATCATATTTTATTTATTATTCTTTAATTCGTTCTTTTTTGTTACACAAGTCACTATCTTTGAATGGGCACCATTTACAATTTTTACCATTCTTCCCAGCGAGTGCAAGGAATTGTCCATCAAGGTTATATGTACCATCTTTATTAAAACCTTCTTCAATAAATTGATTGAAACTTTTTAAGATAGTTCTCATAGTTGGAACACCATGTGCGGGTACAAATTCTTGAACTCGTTTTTGAGCGAACATAGCTTCTTCCCACAATTTTCGTTTTACAATGAAATACCGAACTTGAATTTTGTCAAGTGGATATCCATACTGGTCAGCAAAGAACTTTTTATAAAGTACCAACTGAGCAGTTTTAGTTTTATCATCTTTCTGATATTTGTTCCATCCATTTGTAGATGTTTTAATATCCCAAATTTCAATACTACCATCTTCGATGATTTCAAACACAAGGTCAAGGAACCCCTTCATCATTATGTTTTCATTTGATTCAGAAGCAGGGTAGTAAATGGGTAACTCGACCCCAACTAACCTCATCTTACGAGTTGAAAAATAGTCTGACCGATTCTTACGAAGAAAATCTAATATTTCAACACCATCAGCATAGAATTCATTCATTGCATCTTTGGTGGTAAACTTGACTCCATAAGCATCCATTGTTTTTTTGTACTCTTTCGCCATCTCATCCAATAGGATTTGATTTAAGTCCATTGTATCAGCAGCCGTAACGCTCTCACCATAGACAACCTTCAACCATCCTTGAATAGTCTCGTGCATTGCAGTACCAAATATAAGATGTATAGATGGGTCAAAGTCACGATTACCATCTACATATGATAATTTCCATTGTTTAGGGCAATTAGCATACATCGTATATTGTGAATACGAGATTTTCACATCACCTTCCTTTTCAACATGCGATGGAAAGTTGAATATGTTTGATACTACTGACTTTTTCATATTACTAATATACGATTTTTATTTGGATTTACCAAATTGTTTATGTTAATATTACTCATACGATGGAAACATATCTTCCCACCCATCAACGGCATTATTGTTATAATACCTAACCTCGTTGGGCTCTACATACTCATCTATGTGGATTGAGTATTGTTCATTTGGAAACATCTCTTCCAAGTTGTTCATTAACTCACGCGCTTCTTCGAGTGTAAGTTGTGTTGTGTGGTCTTCACCATACTCCGTTTCGTTTATTACTTTGTACAATTCTATCATATCTTTATCTCTTATTATACTACTAAGATACGAAAAAAGCCTGGTATTACCAAGCTTTCAATGTTATTAAATTGTTAAGTTATTTACCCCACTTACCATTTTGTACCAGTTGGGCAATAATACCATATACTGAAAGGTCTGCGAATGTGTCTTGAATTGACTCACCTACTTCATCGGGTTGCCCAAAAACTACCAATTGTTTAATTCTCTGAATCTTATCATTCAATCTGAAAAATAGCCCAGTTAATGAGAGTTTAATGTCATCTTTGGTTTTAAGGTCAGTACCTACTGAAATGTTACCAGGCCCATAGTTACGTTGTTTTTTACAAAAGGTTTCATATTGTTCCCACATGATACGTTTATATTCATCCATCATTACAGGATAGGTTGACTCACAAAACTCCCTTGCAGTTTGTTCAGTAGTTTTATTAGTCACAATTCGTTCTCCATTATGGACAACTTTGGTTTTTGATTCTCTTATTACTTCAGCCATTCTTTTATTTCTTTTTCAGTAATACCATATTTTTTCACTATTTGAACCACCTCGGATTTGGGTAAGATTTCAAGGTATTCTTCAACCTCGCGTGATGATACTTTGAAATCAATACATAGGTATTTCACTATGTTCTTATTCCATTTTGAATCACCACTGCCCTTGATATATTTACTAAATGACTTCTTTTTTGGCAGAACGTCTAAATATACTTTGTATAACTCACGATTCTTCAACTGGCCATTGGTGTATTGCTGAATCTCATTAACGAGTTCGACATACCCCATGTCCATTGAGAGGAATCGATTGACCATATACATATCAAATGATTTCTTATCCATATCCGAAAGGGATTCCCACTTATCTTTTTTAAAAGTGATTCCCCCTAGGTGGTCAAACAATGACTTTGCCTTTACGACATTTTCACTACTTTTCTTCGCCATTCTCGAAGAATTCTCGTGGTGTGAATTTGGGGTGTACTGTACCACATTCATTACAAACTACGACCGGAATTGGAAGCATTGACGCTTGCCCATTAGGTGATTGAAGTGCGGGCACTTCTTTATACATTGTTAGATTATCAAAAAAGATACCTTCACAATTTGGGCAGGTCACCGTTGGTAACTTGAACGGGTCAATCTGCATTTTGGGAGCCGATTGCGTCGGCTGCCCCATCTGCACTACTTTGCTTTTCTTAGCCATAACTTAGTCTTTACTTGTTTTCTTCTACTGAAGCTTTTCTGTATTCAGTAACCAATTTCTTCATTTCACCAATTGCTTTTCTAGCTTGAGTTGCTGATTTCTTGGTTGTACCATTATGAGACTCCGTAAAGTCTGTGAATAGTGCTGTCATTTCTTCGAATAATTCTTGTGAATTTGCCATAATTTTGTTTTTTTTACTTAATTGTTGATATAATATTAATTAACATAGCCATGGTGTTGATTTCTTTATCAACCGCCATAGCATCTTTAAATTGACCATCTGCAATATGCAGAATAGTCTGACCTACCTTACCATTTGCGTACTCATCAACCTTCTCATAAAGAGTTTTATATAGAGGAGTAAAATCACGAACCTTTGAATCGGCAATGATTTGGCGAATGGTGGTAAACATTGTTTTAGGGTCACTATTATTTTGGAGAGCCATTACAACTTCCTCAGCGTAGTTTGCCTGAATGTTTGATTGTGAATCAATCACAACCTTACCATTAATAACTTGTCGTTGTGCGGAGTTTAACACTCTACGAATATCAGGGTATCCACTATTTACCAATACAGCAAGGTCGGCGTTTTCAAACGTAACACCTTCTTCGGTTAAGATGTGGTGTAGTCGTTTTGCAACATCTTTCTTTGATGGTGGTGTAATAGCGAATGTCTGACATCGTGACTGAATCGGGTCAATAACCTTCTCCACATAATTACAAGTCAAAATAAAACGAGTGGATTTACTGAAAGTTTCCATCAAGTTACGAAGAGCTGCTTGAGCGTTTGGTGTCAAATAGTCTGCCTCATCCAAGATAATAACTTTCCACTTACGGAATCCCATTGATGATGCAAATCCACGAATTTTATCACGGACAGTATCAACGTTGTTTTCATCCGAAGCGTTGATGTACATTAAATCACAATCAATTTCATTAGTGATAATTCTAGCGAGGGTAGTCTTACCGGTACCTGCTACTCCATAGAGTAATAGGTGAGGTACATCCTCATTCTCAATGTAAATCTTTACTTTCTCAAGAATATGTTCATTTCCAACATACCCTTCTAATGTGTCTGGTCGATACTTTTCGACCCATAGTGAATTACTCATCTTCCTACTTCTTTTAAATACTTTTCTTTTGCATCTTCCCAAGACATACCAATAATGTCTACATAGAATAGCGCTTCGGGTTTAATACGACCATCATCGTGTAGTTTTGAATAACGATTAATCGCTTTCTTCCTCCACCATTTCATGGTATAATCGTCACCATCTCTGAACTTGTCTTTTAGTACGAGTTGGTCTTCAGTAATCTCATTACGAAGATACTCATTACCATTATCATACATTTGAGCAAAATACACCCCTCTTTTAAATCCGTGTTGATATTTGGAATTCTTCAACCCAAGCTCTTTAAAAATCATATTAATAATCTTTTGTTTCACTCCAGTCGCAGGACCATCAACACCTTCCTTTTCAGCGGTTTGTTTGGCGTACTCTTCTACTTTATTTTCTTTCATCCAATGATGCCATACTTCATATACGGAATCATCTGGTTTTGTAGCAACCTTTCCAGCAGATTCGCCTAAGGTTTTGAAATGTGGGATACCATTATATTGGGAGTGGATACCATACAAAGAAGTGGTGCCTACTGCTATTAGTGTTTGTCCGTACTTCTCCTTCCAATGTTGACGTACAATTGGGGAGGTTGTCAAGCAAGCAATCAGTTTTCCACCTAAAAAATTATATCCTAATGGTTGAGTACAGACGATGGTGGAAGCGATGGTAGTGTGGTTCAACTTACCATGCTTATATTTATTATCCTGAGTCCACCCAATGTAGGTATCTCTAACTCCCAATGAGGTAACATCTGAACCAAGTGAAACAAGCCCCAACATTTTACCACTAGCTCGGTCTTTAATGTATAACTTAACATTACGACCTGGGTTAGCGGAGAACGCCATTGTATGAATCAACTTACGGATTTCAGTCCATCTGGTCGATTCCTTTGAATCTTCAACAATCTCTACATAAGGGTCAAGTGCTTCAATTTCTTGAATTGTTTGTTCTTTATTATAGATGTCAGTTGGAGCCCAAAGTGTGTCATAGTGGAGTGCCAGCGCAGCTTTCCTCTTCATAGAGGTAACCATGTCTGAATTATACTCCTGCCACTTTTTATACAACGTTTGTTCTTCTACTGTCATTGATGAAAGGTAATCCATATTTTCAATGAATTTACCTTTCTCAACATCATAGTTGAATTCTGGCTTCGTTGGTTCAGTATCCCAAAACATTACTTAATCTCTACAAGAAAATAATTAGACTTATAGCCATCGTGTTCAAAGGATGCGTGAGCAAGTCCCTGTGCTGATACCTTCAATGATGAAGCTTTAGCATTACGATTAGCGTTCAAAATCTCTTTCAAATATTTAGCAGAGAATGAGATAGGTTCAACATCACTTTCACAAGTACATTGAACATTGATAGAAATTCGGTTAGAGTTGATTTTAGAATATCCCAAAACAACTTCACCTTTATTATCCTTACACTTAAAAGTGAAAGTGTCAGAATCCGACAATGCTCCCTTCGACTTAATAAACTTACTTACAAACTCTTCATCAAGTGTAATACTTGAACTAAAGTCAGGAAGTTGTTTCAAATCAGGAACAACCGGAATAACGGATAAGTCAGCTAACATATAGTTTACTGATGTACCCTTGTCAGAGAATACCAAGGCTGCTTCACCTTCTGTAACGTCGATGTTTGAATCCAAAACACCAAGTAATCCTTTTAGTTGGGAAGTTGTGTAAACTCCAAACTCACCATTAGGAAATTCTTTGTCCTCACTTGTAACATCACCCAATAGAGTTTTGTCATCAGAAATAAAACGGACTGTGATTCCTTCATCGGTTGAGTTGATTTTTACGGATTCAACCTCACCCCCCAAGTTGTAACGGGCTACAAACCCTTCAAACGAACTTTTCTTCATAATTTATATAATTGTTATTGTTTAATGTTCTACTAATATACGAAATTAAATTGGATTATCCAAATTAAAATCCAAAAAATTGTGATGCCAATTCAAGATTTGGATTTGGTTTCTCCCAATCCATAGCTTTATAAAAGTCATCCAGCTTATTATTCAGTTCTTTTTCCCAAATCAAATCATAGTCAATGTATTGTTGAATGAATGCGTTGATTTGTGGTGGGTCGTTGTGACCTGTAAATGCGGTGGTTTCTAACCCAAGTGGATTCTTCTTTAGATATACCCACTTGATTTTATCACCATCCTTCATTGGTTCATATTTAAATGCAACATCAAACTTTTTTAACAAACGATTATAAGTAATAGCTGCCTTAACGTGTGCTGGTGTTCCTTTTTCAAATTCACCCAACGCATAGTTAGTTCGTTTATTAATATACTTTGACATATCCTTCACAGCTGAATTCTTCGCAATATCAGTAAATGCCTGAGTACCCATATTTGCTTTGTAATCAATCAACTTAGTGTCGATTTTCTTTTTATCAACTCCTTTTAGAATATCTAACAAAACAGTTTCCATTACTTTCTTAAAATAAGTTGGAAATGATGACCTACGAACATCCAATCCCTTAACATCCATTTTATCACATGGTACAGTGTTATCGTTGATAATCCATTGAGCGTATCGTTTCTTTGATACCCAAAACCCACCCTTAGCAATAGTCTCTTGTTTGATGTCAAATCGGTGGGAGTTTACATTGAACATCTTTTTAGCCATTGTATCATAGACTTTATTGATGTGAGATTGTACCTCTTGTGCAACCGATAGAATCGCAGGAACCATTTGTTCATCAGAGTCTTCATCAATATTAGGGTTTCTAGCCCTTACCAATGGAGCTGCCTGATAGAATACAGAATCCGTATCAGTATACACATTATAGTCACCTTCCTTACCAATTATACTTTTGTAATATTGGTTAGCAATTAGCTCCGTAGTTTTAATTACAGTCTGACCCGTGATGGTAGTAGCTTCAGCATTATCTACGTCATAGAATCTGAATGAGGGTAATCCCAATACTCCATATAGAGAGTTCAACATAATCTTCTGAACCAATTGTCGCTGAGAGTAGAACTTGTATAGGTCATCATTACCCTCATTACCATATTTCATCATGAGGTCTTTGTACTCAACACGTTTATCAAACCAAACATTCAGAATCTCAGGTATTACACCAACCTTGTCTTGAGTATATAATACACCATTTGAAGATAACGAGTAATTTGATTCCGTAATTAGGGTTTGAAATTCAGCACGTGTTAATGGTGGGAATTCATTTCCTTTATCATCAACAATACAATATGAGTCAATGGTGTCCTTCATATAATCATCAGATGTGAACGTCTTCAACTTACCAATTTTGGTTTCCGGTGAGGTATTGAGAGTCATAATAATTGATGGATATAGAGATGTCAAATCTAAGTCAAATACCCATTTGTAAAGACCCGGCTTTGGTTCTTTAACATATGCACCTGTAAACTTACCTTCACCATCAGTACCATCATCGTTCTTAGCAGCTCGACGTGGTTTGTCTGGCGCTACACGATTTGACCTTCGTAAGAATGTCAAGATAGCCCCCTCTAACCATTTTGATGAGAATACAAAATCTTCATAGAATACATGACCTGCGTGACAAATTGCCTGAGCTAATTCAATGAACTGAAGTTTCTTGTCCATGTCAACAACTAACTCAACATCCACTAAGTTATACTCAATAAACTTTTCTAAGTCATCTCTGAACAATTGGTCAAGGTTTCCTTCGTACTCAATCTTACCCCTACCTAACACAATATTAGCAATAGTGTCTAATCGGTAGTTAGGGAATTCTTGATAGGTAAAGTTCTTGTAAAGTGCAAGATAATCCAAACACGATACCCCTGCTATAATATAACGTTGTCTGTACTTATTCCAAGTAACTTTGTTAATTGGAGAAAGTTTGTTAGCCAACCGTTCCCCCAACACATTCTTTAAACGATTGTAAAGGTAAGTGATATCAAAGTAGTCGATATTCCACCCCGTGACGATTGTTGGATTAATTTCCTGCCACTTGTTTAGGAACGCAGTAAGTAGGTCCTCTTCAGTTTTGAATGAACGAACCTGAGCACCTTTAATAGTCTTATCAACATACTTGTTGCTGACTACATATACAAAGTAATCATTAGTAACCGAATCATGTCCTGCTATTGAAGTGATAGCATTACCTGCTTTCTCAATGCTAGGAAGGCCGGTGTTCATCTCAACCTCAATATCAAATGTTAATACATTATGACCAACTGACACCTCATCGGTATCACCATACGTGTCAATAAGGAATCGTGTAATCTCATTTACATCGGATTCATAAAGTTCAAGATTATCTTCACCCTTCCAATAGCTTATCTTTTTAAGACGTTCTCCGTGAATAGAAGTAAAAGCACCATCACCATCTCTAAGATAAGCATATCTACGGTACTTACTTGTAAAATACCCCTTTTTATCATCCCAACAATGGATAAGGCCTGCTTCTTTTTCGTAGTATACATTTTGATACATTAATTAGTCAATTTTTTATGTAGTTGTTTAATCATCTTATCTTCATTCAAAGATAGTTCCATTGCTCTCTGAAGTGACACATTGTCTTGTTCTTTTCTGAACTCGTCATTATCCAACATTTTATCTAAATATTTAAAGAATTCTTTCTTCGTTTTGAAGAATAACCCATTAGGGTCAATCTCGTGATAACAATCAGAGTCGTGCCAAATCATAGGAGTACCATTCATCATACAATCCGTACCACTTACCGACCATCCATAATTTGTCTGTTTCATCTGAACACCAACCTTACAATTCTGAAGTCGTTGGTAGTATTCGTGTTTTGGTACTTTAGTATTGTCTATCCAAGCGAATGGTATCTTACCACTTAATTGTGGAATCCACACCGTAAAATCTTGTCTTTGAGTACGATACTCTTCCATCATTTCAATAAACTTAGGATACCCTTTGTATGCTGCTGGTCTATGATTGAATACGATGACGTTATCTTTAGTATTCTTCACTTCACTCACAATCTTATCGTGTGGTACACCCAAGTTCCAAACAGTTAGGATAACATCCAACTTCTGAACGAACTCGTCATTAAACAATTCTTTAGCCTCAGCAAGAACTCTATTCTTTTGGTCTTGGGTATTTAGGTAACAAGTTTCCATTTGAGAAATACCCAGCAGTTCAATTGGTAACCATAACCACTTTGCCTTACCATCTCTTCTATCTACGCCATTACAAGGTAAGTGTTTACTTCCCTCAAACCAATGTGAATATCCTATAATTTTAGTTCCCCACTTAGCATATCTACCAACTTGCGGCCAATCTGGGAGATGTGAATAAATTACATCATATTCACCATCCTTTAATGTCTTCATCAATTCGACTGATGGGAATGCTCGTTGATTCATCATATCACCTGGAATGTGAATCTCAATTTGCTTTACATTTGGTAGATTTAACTTCTTAGTAACCTTACCCTTTGGAACTAATACATTCCAATAGTATTCACCACACTTATCTAATGCCTTGATATGATTATGTATCACATCAATAAACGAGTCTTTCTCAATATTAGATGAATTTGTAATATTCGGGATTACCAATACTTTCCTAGCATTTTTGTAATCCACTGCTTCCCAAAAACTCATTAATATTTACTTAATTGTAATTCAACCTTACCATTGTTTTCGAAAACATCACCATAGATAATTCTGAACCCAGCATCATCTTTGTGGTTGTTCCAAACATTTGAAATTGGTAATGTGTGGCCACCGATACCAGCTGATTTCCAATCATTAGCATCTAACTTAGTGAATATTAAACACAGTCTCTCAATATGTTCATCATAAGTCATTAAAATATATTGACCTTCTCTAATCCCCATACCACCTTTCCAAGTAGTAGAATTACCCTTAAAGTTAGTAACCTTAATCTCAACCTTATCATCAATATCATTATGATATATATCAGGGTCGGTGGGATGGCCACTAGCACACCTCACATCATGTCCCTCACTTTTTAATAATTCAGCACCAATAGTTTCCAGCAAATGAGAAATGTTACCAGCAATAGTACCTTTTGTAAAGTCCATAACTGGAGGATAGTCTACACCATTGATTTTAACAGTCAAAGCCATCATTTGTTTGATTGTATTAAAAGCTCGATTCACCATATTTGTAAAGAATGAATCTTCATAAATCTCACTCCAATCTCTATTAGGATTATTAGATGCGACAACCTTAACTTTATTTCTACCTGTGGCTTCTTTCCAAGCAAAATTAACTGCCATTTCACCAGAATCACATTTTTGTAACAATTCAGGTTTGTTGTTTTTGATATCAATCAACTCTTTTATAGTTTTTCGACAAGTACCCATTTGTTTAAGATGTATATTTTCATCTTTAGCAGGTCGAGCGATACCAAATTCTGTTACATATGCATTATTGAACTCTATAAATTCACTCAGTCTATCTGAATGTGAAACTTCTCGCCTAACATTACTTACGGCTAAATCCACTAAAGTACTAAATGGTTTATCATCACTTGGATATTCCGCATCAGTATATTCACACCATAAATCACAGCCTACGATTTTAGCCGCCTCATATCTAGTATGGCCAGAATCAATCAATCCATCTTTATGGATTAACACAGGTTGGATGTTGGGAACTTTTTTATCAGAAATTCGTTCTTTGTAGGTTTCTGCTATTTCTGCTTGCTTTTTTGATTCCTTCTCTTTGTTACTGTACAAATGAGCATTTTTAGGATTGGGTTTAAGTTGTGATGGATTAATCATCATCTTACCCTTTTTCTTTTTAACTTCTAACATATTTTTTCATTTAAACATTAAATATTCGAGGTACTCCGACCTCATTGTTATACAAATATACAACATTTAGTTGGGTTTACCAACTTTTAATGTTATTAAATTGTTAAGTTATCCACAATTACCAAAAATTTACTACATTCTCCGGCGTGTATGTTTCGTGATGTACTACCTCTGATAGGAACTCACTTGCATCTTTAGGATATGGGCTTACTTTGTGTTTCAATTGTTTAGCCAACTTACGTTTCTCAGATTTGTTCTGACCCAATACTTGGATGTATCGGTGTTTAGCAGATTCCTTTTTTCTCCAAAACTCCGTGAGGTTTTCTTTACCCATTACAGTTTTGAGATGTTCCAAATTATGAGAGCCCCAACGTGAGAATACAGTTCTTGAGTGTATCCACTTATGTGGGTTACTTTGAATTGATATAGAATAGTTCGGCATCAGTTGAATATCACGACAATCTTGGTATAACCAATTTGTTGCTTGATATATACCACCTAAATGTAATTGTTCGGGGTCAGCGTAACTGAGTAACATCTTGATATTGGGTGCGTTCTCCTTAATCCATTGAAATGATTGACCCATAGCGTATGACTCTATATTAGACCCATACCCATCGTGAATAAACAATCGTGTCAATTCCAAACATTGGTCTTTCTCTAACCCATCTATAACGGACTTGATTGCTGACCTACCTACTGGATACCCATAGACTAAACATCCGATGAGTTGTTCTGAATTACCTAATACATCATTCTTATTAGTTTCGTAGAATACCCCAAGAGCGTATCTACACATGGTCCATGCATGAGAGTAATGATGTGTTACAATCATCTCTTTTGCAGTAGCCTTACCAATCTCTCGAATGGTAACCTTTGACACATCTACGTAGTGTTTATTCTCCTCTTTCATTTGGTTCTAATTTTCTAACTTCCATCTCAAGGATATCCGTTTTCTTTGAATAAGGTAGTATTGGGTGTTTAATACTTTTTAGAAGTTTCCTACGTTCACCCCCTTTTGTTAGTATATAAACGTATCTATGCTTTCTTGGTTCTTTACGAATCCAAAATGGGCTGGTTACTTGCTTCTGAATTTCAGATGGGTTATTCGTTCCATAGGTTGGGAATATGGTTCTACCATGTTGCCATTCACCATCTTCACTAAACTTAAAACTCCAGCTATCATTATATCGTAGTGAATCACCTTGATATAACCAATTGGTTGCTTGATAAATTGTACCACAATGCCCTTCCTTCGGGTCTGAGTATGATATAAGTGCTTTTATATGTGGTACATTTTCTCTTAACCAATTAAAAGTCTGTCCTAAAAACCAACTTTCAATGTTAGACCCATACCCATCAAAAACAAACAATCTAACGAGTTCTAAAACCTCAGTTCTATCCAACTCTTCAGAAATTGATTGACCACTCAATCTCCCAATGGGGTCGCCATAACAAGCAACACCTATCAATTTATCAGTAGACTCAAAGAATGAATGTGAATCATCTTCAACATACACACCAATAGCATAAGATACCTTTGTCCATAGATGTGAATAGTGATTTTTCACTATTAACTCCTTTGCCACAGACTTAGAAATCTTTCTTACTGATAGTTTTGATGTATCACAATATAACTTTCCCTCTTCTTTCATTTATTGATAGTCGGTAAATTCCCCAAATAGGATATGTGTCCAAGTCTCACCCTTTACGATTTTACGAATGTTTGCAGGAGATACACCATTGTTTCGGGCTAATACTCTGGTATTACGATGACCAACGGCCCACAACTTACGAATAGCCCTAACTTGGACTTCCGTAAGCTTATGTTGTGGGTGTGATTCTCCTCTTAAAGACATCTTAAACCTCTTCATTAAATGGAATTTCAAATTGAGGGGGCTCCTTCAAAAAAATTCCAATATTAGGAGGTGAGTAATTAGGTCCTTTTAATACCTTACCATCTTCTCTGTAGATGGGGTTACCATCAGCACCTAATTTAGACATATTGGAACGATGTACTTCATCAAAGACATCTTCAATTACATCTTGCATTCCATGAGCAACCATAGTACCCAATAGGATATATAATTGGTCCGCAAGAGCATCGGTTACTTCTATGAGGTCGTCATTATTACAAGCCTCTAAATATTCAACCAACTCTTCTTTACCCAATTCGTATCTCAACATAGATTCGATAGGACCAATTAGTGTTGGTTTGGTGTTTCGTGTTGAATTGTATGCGCTTTGGAATTCCCAAAGATGTTGTAACTGTTTTTTCATACTACTAATATACAAAATTTATTTTAATATACAAAATTTATTTATGATTAAAGCATCCAACCCTGAATTATAGAATGTGTTAATGGCGTCTTCGGGTGAATCCACCAATGGTTCACTTGCCACATTAAAACTTGTATTCATAAAAACAGGCACTCCAGTTAATTCTTTGAATTTCATAAGAGCTGCGTGGATGATTGGGTTTTGAGATTTATTGATGGATTGTGGTCTACAACTATTATCGATATGGGTTGTCGCTGGGAGTATACTCCTCCACTCCTCTTTTACTTCACACGCCATTAACATAAATGGTGATAGGTGTTTTGATTCAACAATGTCGTGGAAATCTTCCTCAGTCATAACTGGCGCGAGGGGTCTCCAAAACTCTCTATTTTTAATTGTGTTTACTCTATCAAGATTTTCTTTTTTAGTCGGATTAGCAAGAATTGACCTATGACATAACGCACGAGGGCCTACTTCAGATTTACCTTGAAAATAACCCACCACCATATCCTCATTTATAAGATTAGCAAGATGTTCTGATGGGGATACTCTTTGATAGTTTATATCATGTTTTATAAGATAATCTTCAACATACAAGTCGTCAAACTCACTACCCCAATATGCGGTATCAAAGTCAATATCTGGCCATGTTGCTGTCATTTCTTTATGACATAAAATAGCAGCACCTAATGTACATCCGCTATCGTTTGATGCCGGTTGGATAAATAACTTATCAATATCCGTTCGTTTGGATATCTTACCATTAGATGTACAATTTAAAAATGAACCACCAGCTAAACATAGGTTATTAGACTTACCATTTGACATCAAACTATCCAAATATGAAGATATATATTTTTCAAATAATGACTGAATGGTAGATGCTAAATTTACAGAATCAGTTGATAGTATATTCTTATCTATATTAAGTTTTATAGTACTATTCATTTTAGAACAAAAATACTCTTTATATGCATTAGAATCACATTCAATAAGGCCAACATGGTCTGTATTTGTAATGGAAAGCTCAGGAAGTAATGTAGTATCCACTTCACCATAACAAGCAAGCCCCATGGTTTTACCTTCATGACTATTAGGTTTAAATCCTAAAAACCAAGTAGCCCACGCATAAAACCCACCCAACGTGTGGTCGCTCTGGATTACACCCAAATTATTTAGTGTTTCACCATCAAAGTATCCATATATACCCGCGTTGGAGTCTCCAAATCCATCTGATGTCATATAATTTGTAGTTTCAAACTTAGATGGTATAATAGAACTAATCGCATGGCAATTATGGTGTGGATACCACATCAACTTTTCAACTGAGTCTTCTGATAACAAGCTTGATACGAACTCGGTCATACGATTACTGTTATTGTCTTGTATGTTACCATCTTGGCCTATTGCTATTTTATCAACGTCAGCTAATGTTATGTTTGCCGTATTTAAGCAAAATTCAATTGCTTTTAGTGGAAACATATTTGGAGCGTGTTTTATTCTATTAAACCGCTCTTCCTCAGAAAAGGCAACCAGACTACCATTCTTTATTATACAAGCGGAGGTATTTCTACTTGATAAGTAACTTATTCCAAGTATTATCATTTATTCTAAAATCAGCTTACCCTCAGCAAGACCAGTTGGAGCAGATGCCCAAAGGTTAATTGCAATAGCACTACGTGTACCACGGGTTACTTCGGTAACTTGATGTGGGAAATTACCAGCTTCAAATATAATTAAACGATTAAATTTAGCCTCAATCCGTTCTAATAAGTCACCCGGTTTACTTTGAATCTCCAAATAACCACCATCTATGTCCATTTGCAATGGATAGAATACACTACCAATTAGTGGGCTAGAAACTACTTTTTCAGTTTCCCAAAGATGTTCGTCTTTATCAACATGAAGTTGTAACTTTGGAGCAACTCCCTTTTCACCATATTGACCTGTCCAATATTCAAACCCTTCTAAAATAATCGGATTATATCTTGGAAAATCCCATGGTGAATTTTTTAACCAAATTTCTTCAATTAACTTTTGTTTTAATGTACTTGCAGCTGATAACCAGGGGCCACCCCACCACATATATTCTCCATTTTTGCTGAAGAATGTTTTGTCTTTTTTAATCTCGTTTAGTAGAGAGTGGTCTTTAATAAAATCGTCAATAATAATCATAATTTGTTTACTTTTGTTAAAGCTGAAGCTACTACCTGGTGCATATCATAGTATTTGTACTCTGCGAGTCTTCCACCAAAAATTACAGCTTCGTTATCAGCTAATTGTTTATATTTCCTGTACTTATCATTGTTAGCCTCATCATTCACAGGGTAGAATGGTTCAGTACCTCGTTTATACTCTTTTGGATATTCTATACTAACCCAAGATACTTTTTGATTTTGGTCATCAAAGTGTTTGTGTTCAATAATACGGGTAAATGAGGTTTCTTCATCTGTATAATTCATCACAGCACATCCTTGGTAGTTGTCAGTATTTATCTTCATGGTCTCCCACTCAACTGACTTATATTCCAAATCACCAAACTCATAATTAAAGTATGTGTCAATAGGACCAGTGTAAATTACCTTATCAGTTAAGTTATCCCAATATTCTTTATTTTCAAGATAGTTACAATTTGTATATACTTTAATACCATCTAATAACTTATCAAAAATCTGAGTGTATCCTCCAATTGGAATACCTTGATATTTATCATTAAAATAGTTATTGTTATATGTAAATCGTACTGGTAGTCGTTTTATGATTGAAGCGGGTAATTCTTTAGGGTCCTTTCTCCATTGTTTTTGGGTATACCCCTTAATCAACTTCTCGTACACATCCTTACCTACAAGTGAAAGTGCTTGTTCTTCTAAATTAGTAACCTTACCTTTAAATCGTTGTTTATCAATCTTATTCTCAGCCGCATATGGCGTTGTTACACCCCACATTTGATTGAACGTTGACATATTGAATGGTAAGTTGTATATTTCACCTTTATAGTTAGCTATTACATTGTGACTAAATGGTCTAAACTCTGCAAACTGATTTATATAATCCCAAACTTTTTTATCATTTGTATGGAATATATGAGCGCCATATTTGTGTATATGTACACCATCCTTTTCTTCAGTATAACAATTACCACCAATGTGGTCTCGTAATTCTAAAACTACTACGGACTTACCCTTCTTATTGAGTTCATGAGCACATATAGCTCCGAATAACCCGCCACCTACAATAACATAATCGTACTTTTTATCCATTGACATACTTCATAGCGTTTGAATGCAGATGTCCACATAAAGTTCCAGTATCATGATACGCCTCATCCTCAATCATGAATACTAATCTTGGAAATGGGTTTGTTCTATTTGGATTAATTATAATAGAAGTAACTTGCAACATATTTTGATATTGCTTCATCGATTCATATAGTTTAGCTAATTTAATATATGATTCATTTCTATTTTTACTAAATTGGTTAGATTGTGTTAGGTAGTAGATTTGTAAATCAGATTCACCTAACCACCCATATGCCTCAGCAATCAACATCATAGCATAATATCCCATTTCATCCTGATGACTACATTCTTGAGTTACCTCCCAATTATGTTTACGATTTAAATACATTTTAAAATAAAATATACACCTGCGGGCATACTCATTTGAATGGTCGATACCAAATGGGAAATTGGATACATCTTTATAACAATCGTTATAAGATTTTGCGATATACCACAAATGATAGTCATCCTCTAATACTTTATTACTTGGAACTTTATCCAATTCTAATTCCAAAGCATCTGTCAAAAACTTCATTGGTTTAAGCCACGTATCACCATCATTTGTGATTATGTGTCTAAATCCGGATGGTAAAGCTACACGCTGAAACTCCTCACCCTCAATAGTAAGATGAATGGTTTCGTGTCTTTTATCAAGAGCAAAGAACCATGGTAATTTTGCATTCCACATCCAAGTACGAAAGTACTTACTACTACCAGGGTCAGCTACGACGTTCCATGACTGAATTGATGTATCGTTGAGAAGATTCCAATCAAAATCAGAATCAATTACTAATTGTTCATCAGCATCCATACGAAGAATCCAATCACACCCATGGTCTGCTTTTAATGCTTCTTGTAATGTATGATTACGATTCCATCCTGGATAGTCCCATGCGATTTCATAAGTAAACCCAGGAATTCCACGCTCTTGAAAGAACGTATCGATAATTTGTTTAGTGTTGTCTTTACCATTACATTGGACAACATAATAATCAATATGGGGAGCAACCGATTCTAACATACGTGTGATAGTAACTTCTTCACTACCCACCATTGCATTCATACAAATTTTAGTTTGTTTCATAACTTATACATTTAAATATTCAGACTCAGGCCTCACTCCTACAAATCGATTAATTTCCTGTCCGTTTTCTAATAATACAACTGTTGGGACACCCCTAACATTATATTGTTGAGCTAATTCCGGCTGCTCATCTACATTAACTTTTTGTACTGAAATGGTGTTACCCACTCGTTCCATAACTGGCCCTAGCATCCTACACGGACCACACCAAGGTGCACTAAAATATAAATACTTCATAATTTTTCAATTATCCAAATTTATTTTGTTAAAAATATATAGATAGTAGATTGGCTAGCTTATATCCAATGAACGCTCCCAATGCAGTTGGTACTGGGAATACTATGAACTTACCTAATGAGGTTACATACTTAGGTCTATTAACTACCTTACCAACAAAGAAGTAATATGACATATATGCAATCAATACCGCAATATCAATTCCTAGTGTAATAAACACTACGATGATTGAACCTAAGAATCCATATGTGAAGTTTTCAAATACAGCTTCTAAGATTTCTGACTTTGGAGTATCTCTATACTCTTTACCAATTTTCTTTATACTCATATAATTAATTTTTTTATTCGCTATCAGAATCGTTATCTATCACAAATACTTTTACTACCCATCGCAGGATAAGCAGTCGGGGTCGGTAGCACGAATTGCTATGTCGCCACGAAGTACTGACTCTGTTCTCATATAATATAGAGTTTTAATTCCCAATTTCCAAGCTTCCATATGAACTTGATTAATCCATTTTGGAGTGACTTGTGTTGGAAATGCCAGATTTAATGAAACCGATTGGTCAACATATTGTTGTCTAATACCGGCTTGTTTTACTAATTCCAATTGATTGATTTCTTTAAAGGTTTTATAAATATCCTTTACCCAATCAACTTCTTTGTTTTCAATGGTAGATTCGGTCATATCTGCACGACTTGTCAGTTTACCATTGACATATCCCCAATTATCCAATTCATCAATTCCCTGTACAGACCCAGCATGGTCAATAATTTGGTCCCATGTCTCTTTATTATTAAATCCTACTTTACGAAGAACTCGTTCAAGTTCAGCGTTCTTACGAATGAACGTTCCTTTAGCAGTTTGTTCAGTAAAGACATTTGCAGCCCATGGTTCAATACCCGGCGAAACGTTACCACTTAATTTTGAGTTTGATACTGTTGGAGCAACAGCCATCATATGTGTGTTTCTCATACCTGTACCAACACACCATAGTGGTTCACCATATTCTTCAGACAAAGCACGAGATGCTCGTTCAGATTCAATCCTCATTTGAGAGAAGATTCTACGAGTTTCAAATTGAGCAGGAAGACCTTCAAATGACATACCTTTTTGTTGTAGATATGTGTGCCATCCAAGTACACCAAGACCCAATGCTCTGCCTTTTTCAGCAGAACGGACTGAGTTTTCAAATCCTCTCATATTCTTTGCTCTTTGAATGAATTCTTCTAAGACACCATCTAAGAACCACGTAGCAGTATAGATAAGGTCAGTATCCTTCCATTCATCATACTTAGCCAAGTTAACTGATGACAAGCAACATACAAATGAGTGATTCTCATCGGTATGTAACGTAATCTCAGAACAAATATTAGTCATAAAGACTTTCAATCCATTTTGTTTGTATGCTTCCGGATTAGTCTTATTAACATTCCCTTTAAACATGATATAAGGTTCGCCTGTAGCTTTTCTTTTCTGAAGTACCTTACCCCACTTTCTACGAGCATCAGAGTCACCATCCTCAAGTTTTCTCATAAACTTATCCCCAACCACAACACATTGATGTAGATTAAGTGATTGTCTATTTACATCACCCTTGGGTTCTCTAATTTCAATCCACTCATCAAAATCGCCATGTTCAATATTAAGATTTACAGAAGAAGCGCCTCTACGAACTGACCCTTGGTTTGTAGCAAGAATAGTTGAATCGTAAATTTTACAAAATGGAACTACACCATCCGATGTACCATTTCCTGTTATTTTAGCACCAGCTGACCTAATCATATTAATACCAATCCCAACACCACCACCATGTTTGGCAAGTAACATCATTTCAAGGTTTTTTTGACCAATCTCTTGAATGGAATCACCAACATCAATACCAAAACAAGATATCGGAAGACCCCTATCGGTACCAGTATTAGAAAGTACAGGAGTAGCAAGGTTAAGCCAACCACGCCAAATATAATCAAAAAACTTACTAGCAAGATGAGGCTTACCCAATCTCCTAGCGACAGCCGCTGAAACCCTCCAATAAGCATCTTTAGGTGTTTCACCGGCAAGTAAATATCCTTTAGAAATAGTTTTAACATATATCTCCGTATTTCCCCAAACTGGTAAGTCAGTTCCTAACTCCCAATTAAATTCGTCTCCGTAATTTTTAGCCATAATTTTTTAAAATATATCATCCCAATCTTCACCTTCGCCAGCCTTACTATAATCAGTAGGTCTAACTGCAAAGAAGTCGGTATGTGTTGTACCACCAGTTAAATGATAGAACCACTCTAACTCATTAGCTGATTCTATATTATAATCAAAATATTCATCCCCACCGGCAAATGGATTGTATCCAAGTTCGGCTAACTTTTCATTTACTCTTCTTTTAATGAAATGCTTGAGGTCTTCTTTTTTTAAGTTTTCAAGGTCACCCATTTCGAACATTTTGTCAATGTAATTGAGTTCCAAATCTAACATAACTTTAGCAGCTTCGTAAACTGCTGGTTTTACTTGGTCAATTAGTTCAGGATACTCTTCACACATATGTCTGAAAAGTTGACATCCCATTTTTGAATGTAATGATTCGTCACGAACTGACCATTTCATTTGTTGGCCAATACCTTTCAATAGATTTCTCATTTGAAATGAGTAAAGGACTGCAAATGATGAGTAAAGAGCAACACCCTCAGCAAACGCAGAGAATATAGCAAGTGAACGAGCTACCTCAATACGAGCATTAGCATCCCACTTCAAATCCTCATATGTGTAGTTGTTAGAAACTCCAGCAAGATTTTCAAATCGTTCAGCAGTTGCGGGCTCATGTAAAAATGCTTCAAAGTCATCCAATCCCAATGACTCATTTAAATATGAGTACGCTGTAGCGTGGATTGTTTCTTGAGAACCAAACATCATAGCCATTTGTTTAATCTCGTGTTTAGGAAACCAATTAGTAACCATGGTTGTCCAATAATCAGAAACAGCACATTCAGTTTGTGCAAACCCAAGAAGGATATTGCCAACTAAGTTTTTTTCTTCGATTGATAAATATTCATTCCAATCCTTAATGTCACCCTGCATTGGTATTTCGGTGTGTAACCAAAAGGCCTGTGCTTGTTTCAACCAACCTTCGGTGTAATATTCTGGGTATTCAAATGGTTTAAATGGTATACGATTATCAAATAGCGACATATGACTTTTTCCGTTAAATTGTTAGTAAAAATTTTAAAATAGGTGAATATAGATAGTATACAATTTGTGTTAAAAGTCGACATTTCCTTGCATTTCTTTATATTTTTGAGCTAATTCCTTTCTTACTAAACTCTCCCCATCTTTCATGTCTTTTTGAGTTTGTCTACCATTTATAGAATCCTCATTATATATGTGAATTTGTCCAGTTGAAAAGTTAGCTTTAGATGGGAAAGTCATACCATCAGGACCAAATCGATTCTTAATTACATGCCATCTTCCGGTCCCAGCAAGTTTGTCTTCAATCTTACGAGATAGAGATACTACAAAATCAGCAGTCATCATTTTTGAGAATGACCCTGCAATTTTTGTACCTGTAATAACATCGTCATCTGCCCCACTTCGGTTAATTTGAGATGCCGTATATACCGGCACTTCATATTCACCAGCCATACCACGTAGGTCTTCCATGATTTCCTCTAACTCCTCATATCGTTTCTCTTTTGCCGGACCTCTTAAAAGGTCAGCATAATCGACAATAACAACATCGGGTTTTTTGTTTTGAAGAATCATCTTATCCATATGGGCTTTTAGTGAAGTAACACCGGCAGTTTTGGTTGGGTAGTGTTTTACAACAAGGTCACCTCTAACTCCTTGGACTGCCTTTTTGACATCATCCATATTGTATTTTAGATTTGCTACTGCAATCCCACTCAACACCGCGTCGTAACGCTGACCTACATAACCTTCATTTAATTCAAGAGTATAATGAGCTACAGTTTTACCTTGTTTCATCGCAGCGACTCCAATATTAATTAAAGACCATGATTTACCAATACCCGGAGGAGCTGCGAACAGAATTAACTCTCCTTTACCAAACCCACCTTGTGTTGCTTCGTCAATCACATCCCATCCAGTCGAAACCACATTACGAACACTATCTTCATATCGTTCAGTAATCATTGTTTTGTAATCTAACCCTATATCGGAATCTTGTCCAGCTTTCATGGCTGTATCAATCATCTTTTTAATAGTGTCATACTTACCATCTTCTAAGAGTGTTACTGAATCGAGAATTGCATTCTTAATAGATTGATTTTTACAAAAGTCAAGAACTTGTTCTTTTACAAATACCAAATCATCACTTTCGAGGTGATTCCAAGCAAATTTAAGAGTATCAACAACGGAAGTTTTTAAAACATCTCGGTCAATAACGTTTATCTTGACTTTGAGAGCATCCAAGGTTGGCATTTTCTGATATTCATTGAAATACTGAAGAATGGTCTTTACCAACCACTCAGCTGCTTCCGAATCAAAGTATTCTGGCTTTATGATGTCATACACCTGTCTTGTAAACGGGCGGTCTGATATCAATGCTGATATTACTTTGTTTTGAAATGATGTACCAAATTTACTTCCGAACTTTTCCATATGTTACGAATATACGACTTTATTTTGAATTATCAAAGTGATTTTTCAAATTATTCTCCAATGATGTAAATGAGTTTCGTAACCACGAATCTACATTTGCAAACGTTGTGTACAATTTGTCATACATAAACATTTTTTTAAACTCAACCATATCCAATTGTGGTTGGTGTAAATCCATAAGTGTCCGTACATTAGACGTAATAGAAGATGAAATTTCTGGGTCACGGAGTTGCATTAACCTATAGTTTGTTTCAATAGTTGTTGTGTTTTCAATCAACTTTTGTGACAATTTGTCATCACACTCTGTTTTTATTTTATGGAGGAATCCATCTAATTCAAGAACGTCACCATTCAAGAATGGCATTTTACTAAGAATTGTCTTTGGACCAACTCCCCGTACACCACCAATGTTATCAGATTTATCACCTTCAATTACACGATAAAACACAAGGTTTTGTGGTATAACCCCATACTCTTCCCTTACTAAAGCCTCATCATACATTTTCTTCTTTGTAGGGGCCCATACTTTGATTCGTGGGTTTACCAATTGTAAGAAATCTTTGTCTGACGAGAATATTGTAACTTCTTTTTTAAAGTAATGGTTAGCTAAATATGCAATGATATCATCTGCCTCAACATAATCAATATAGGTAAGAGATATGGGTAGGATTTGAAGATATTCAATGAGTCTAGCGAATTGATTTCGCATTGAAACTTGTTGGTCTTCGAGGTCTTCGTAACCAGCCAATCGGTTGATTTTAGTTAACCCAGTTCTACCTTCCTTATACTCTTTATAATAACTTTTTCTACGATTTGACCCACCTTTACCATCAAATACAATCACAACGCGGGTTGGTTTTAATCTTCGGATGGTAGCAGCGGTGGACAGTAGAAACCCTGTCACACCACCACAATGTTCTCCATCGTCATTTAAGGCAGGAACTGCCCCAAAGCATCGAATAAATTGATTTAGACCATCAAGAATTAAAACTCTATCATTAAGACTTTCGTCTTTAGTCTCATTATGTTCTTTACTCACTTCTTTGAGTAGCTCCGTATACCTATTAGTCATCAAAGTCTGTTAATTCTACGTTATCAATATTTGCACTAGCGCTGGACTCTTTGTATGACATAACGTAAGTCTCACAAATATCTTTATAGATGTTATCTTTCATCACAGGTCGTTCTAATAGAATTTCCTCGAAATTTTTAGCTTGGAATTTAATTTCCTCACCAGTTTGTTTATCTATATAAGTGTACCATGCCCCACTTTGAGTTACAAGTTTGTAGTTCTTCATCATTTCCAACCACGACCCATAATTGTCGATACCACTATCAAAGTAGATATCATAATCAATAGAACGTAGTGGTGGACCCATGCGATTTTTAATCACTTGAGCACGAGTCTTAATGCCTACAACTTGGTCGATTCCGCCAACTTTAGACTTTAACTGACCCATTTGTTTGAGTCGTAATCTACAACTTGAATGGAAAGCGATTGCTTTACCACCACTTGTAGTCCAAGGGTCACCAAATGACACACCCATTCGAGTACGAAGTTGATTTGTAAAAATTAAACAAATCCGTTCGCGCCCAATTAAATTAGTTACCTTTCTCATTGCTTTTGAGATGATAATAGCTTTTTGAGTTGCGTATCCAGCTTGGTCGTAATCTGCTGCTAATTCCACTTTAGTGGTAGCCCCAGCAACTGAGTCAACTACAATAGTCACTAATTTTTTCTCTGAGCCATCTGCTGCTCGAATTGACTCAATAATTGAATCAATTGCTTCAAAGATGTCTTCTACAGTTTCTAATGGAACATACAACATTTTTTTGATGTCGACTCCAATCGCTGTAAGAAAATCTTGGTTCATTGCGTTTTCGGTGTCAATATAAACACCATATCCACCTTTCTTTTGTGTATCAGCAATAGCGTGAGCTGCTAATAATGATTTACCACTACCTTCCAAACCAGTAATCTCTGTGATTCGGCCTACCGGCAAACCGCCATTGGGGCGGTTTGCGATAGCCAAATCCAACATAGGTGAGCCGGTAGACACCCAATCGTCTAAATCGGTGGGTGTTGATTCCTGCCCATCCAAAAAGAACGCTACTTTGTGAGCGGTTTTGAACTTCTTGTTGAGATTGTTAGCTAAAATAGAAGATAGTTCATCGCGTGATGATTCTACTTTCTTAGCCATACCTTAGTCTTTAAAAAGGTCGTCGAATGCTTCTTTCACATTAGAAGCGGGTGATGCTGATACTGTTGAGGTGGCAGTTTCAGCAACAGGTTCTGATTTTTCATCAGATACTTTTCCTGTCTCCAACCACTCTTCCAACATACCACTCATGTCATCATAAGAAACACGCTTGAACATAGTTGATAGGTCAATTTGTTCTTTAGCTAAGTTTAAGATGTTTTGGTCTTCTGAAATTGCAGTTTGACTTGGTTTTACACGAATGTAAGTTTCAGGATAAGATTTACCAACTTCAGCAGCAGTTTTGAATTCTACTGTGATGTCACGACCACCTACTGGGTCAGTTAAATCACCATAATCGGGGTCAGCAAAGAAACCAAGAAGTTCTTGATACACATTCTTACCAAATCCCCAAAATTTAGGACCTTCGGATTCTTCACCACGAACCAATACAGGAACATAAGTACGCATCTTCGGAGTCAATTGACGAGATAATTGGTAATCATCACGATTTCCAGTTGCTTTCAATTTGTCAGCAAATTCTACAAGAGGGTCAGCCTCACCAAACGATATTGGAGAGATGACGTTCTTACCACCAAAGTCAAAATGGAAGTAGAGCTCAATAAAGGGGTTTGCTGAATTGTGAACGTAAGGTAGAATCCTTACTTGTTGTTTACCGGGTTGTGGTTTCCACAAATTGTCGGTTTTTGTTACTTTCGTTTGAAGCGTGTTCAAACGGTTACGGATTGCATTTAAATCAATGGCCATAATTTTTCCTTTTTTTATTTATTAATTGTTAAACTTGTCACTAATATACAACATTTGGGTGACAGTGCCAAATGTATTCTTAAATATTTTTTACTTTTTATACGTTGGTGGAAATTTAACCCCATCCACCAATATGGTTACTAATATACGAAAAAGATTTGGGATTACCAAACCATTGTATATAAATATGTAAAATTAGTTATTAACATCAATTATTCTGAATAATGATGTCTTCATAATCTTGTATCCCGACGCATCAGTTAAGATGAGAGTGTTTTTGTAGGCATCCCAATTTACTTGGTAATCTCTATCTGCCACCCCACCATTAATTGTCATGATTAAACGATTCAAAGCGTTAATAGTATACATAGTATTTGATTCCTTTTTACGGTGCACCATAATGGTAGATTGTAAAAAGCGCTGATGGTCGCTTGGTATAACATTATAACTTATAACCAACTCTTTAGATGGTTCTAATTTTAATATAAAAATCTTGCGGCTAAATAAGTCAAACTTTAAAATTTTATCTATAATTGTTTCAAATTCACCTTCATTGGTGAATGTACATAATAATTGTGTTCTCACGCATTATCTCCGGATTATTTATTATAAACATCAGCCTGCGCTTGTTTAAGTCGTTTTGCAAATGATTTTTGGTTTAACTGCATTTCAAATTTAAATTGACCACCATACCCACGACCATCTTCTCTAATAACAATATCAGCTATTGCAAATACTTCACCTGAAGTCTCAATCTTATATCCAATATAAGGTGCTGACATTTTAGGTTTACGATTTTTATCCAATTTAGGTTTTCCTGTTTTTGGGTCTATAATTGGTTTTGGTGGTTCTGCAACTAAATTTTCTTTTAATTTATTATAATCATCAGTACCAAATATAGCTTTCATTGTTTTCTTATCTAATGAATTTGGTCCAATTGCCATAGTTTCTTCACCATCACTTACGGCTTTTAATGGAAACTCATTTTTAATGGTATTCAGCATACCCTCTTTCATTTTTGGATTTTCAGTAATAGCCTTTATTGAATCAGCTTGAAACTTCAAATGTTCTTTTTCATCTCTATCAACAATTTCCTTTGCAGATGTATCGCCCGAATTGGCCAATGCATTGATGACAGTCCATAGAACTTTTTGTTTATCTCGTGATGCACCCTTTGTATTCGGGTCTAATATTTGTTCAACACTATCAAACTTTTTTGATTTTAAAACTGCGGCTATAGCAGCTCCCTCTGGAGTTTTTAGTAATTCGTTAATTTTATCAACATTGTTTGATACATATGATGTGTTTCTTTCTTTTGCTTTTTTAGCGTATACGTTCTGATTGATTTCATCTGGCAAATTTGGGTCCCATTTTAAAAATGACCCTGCGCCTGAATTCAAGAAGTTAACATACGTTGATTTTTTTAATGATACCTCATCCAAGACTTCTTCACCATTTGGTAATTTAACTTTTAAGTACATATCAGTTGAGAATCCTTTATTTTCATTGTAATCGGACATACCCATAGATTCAACATCGGATTTATTATCCCAAGCGCCAGCTACAATTTCAACACCTTCACCATATTGTTTAGTTAATCTATCCTTAATTGCTTTTCTACTTTGTGTTGCAGCCGTTACCCAAGATTTATCAACTATTTTATGTTTAGCATCTTTCAATTTTGGGTTAGCTTCATTGAATGCCTCATCGTGTTTAAGGACTGAGTTGGAGAATTCATCCCACTCTTCGTCACTCATAGTTGAACCCATCATAGTCATAAGCTCACCAGCTTGAGCGGATATCTGCCCAGCACCACCCTCTATATCAGAAAAGTGCCCCCATTTAGTTGCATCACCTTTTGGTTGTGTATTAAGCATACGTTCTAATGCTTTAGTGTATTTCTTAGGGAACTTTGGGTTGTCATTTAAGAAATCCGGCATTTTATATGGTTCAGGTGGATTTGGATTTGCAAACTTTTTATTTTTTTCCTCAAATTCAGCATCATCTGGTGGTAATTCCATTTGATAAACTTCAGATTCTCGTGGGTCACCTTGCTTTAGTGATTTATCTTTATCACCAACGTAACCATTTGATTGTGGTTCTGATTTTGACTTAGTTTGTTTTTTATCATCGGTGTTATCATCAGATACTTTTTCAATCTCATCATCAGATACTCCAGCGTCTTTCATCTTTGATTTAGCCGCTTGGTATCCACCAGTGTTGTTATCATATGAAAGGCCGGAAGAAACTTTAATTTGACGACCTGTATCTGGATTTGTAACTTTACTATTAAGAACCGATTGTACACCACCCTTAGCCTCGTCAAGCTCTTCTTGTGATTTTTTCTTTTCTTTATAAGCGTCTTTTTCACCTTGGGTCATCATTCCCCACTTTTCATTCTCAAGCTCTTTTTCATCACCCGGAGTTGGCTCGTCACCATCGACACCTTTAGCTTCTAATAAAGACTTAATATATTGTTCGGCAAATTCTTCACCAAAGTCTTCTGATAGAATTGCATATACTGCCTTTAATGAAGTTTCTGTAGCGATTCCCTCTGTGAGGTCGCTGCCGATTTCATTCCACACTTTTCTAGCTATATAATCAAATAATTTCTTCATAAGTATAAATAGTTATATTGTAACCTTCACCATATCTTTATAGTTATCACCCACTTCGGTTTCAACAGGGAACCCATCCGCTTCCATAACTTGTTTAATTTTATTTATATAATCAATACCATCCTCAGGGTGAACATCAAACAAAATTGAGTCATATGTGTAAAGGATAGGCAACGATTTTTCAGATTGTATCATATTAGATAGTTTCTCCAATATAAGTATGTTTCGTTCTGTTTCAACCGATTGTAATATGTAATTAAATAACTTGTTTTTATTCAAATCTTTGTGAAAAACGAGTTTTCTTTGTAAAATTGGGGTGCTGACACTTTTATTTGTTAAAAATGAGTGCCAGAGCGAGTCAATATATTCAGATGTCTTACTGAAGAATGGTATGTGTTTGTATTCATCCTGCACTCCACCATATAGTTGTCGGAACGTGATACCCTTTGCGGTTGCGTCATCTACTCCATATTGATTAGCCAACCACTTGTGTGCTTTTATGTCTAATGGTATGTCAACCCCAATCAATTTCCCAATCAATCGTAGGTGATACCCATCAAAATCTAATTGATACAATGTACCACCTTCAAATCTTGATATAAATCGTTTACGAGCGTCACCATCCTTTGGAAGAGCCGCATAGTTTATACCACCAAATGTATTAGATGGTCGTGATGTGGTAGTTAACATATTATATTGTGTATATTCCATACCCGATTGGGTATAAATACCACTCCTTTCTATCCAATTGTACCCTTTCGGGTATAGTTGTGAAAACTTAGAAGTGGTGATATTTTTCGGCCACTTATTTTTCCACTCTTGGAATTGTTCGTAGTGTTTCCATATGGGAATGAGGTCATTTGCTTTAGGAGCTTTCCTTCTTCTAAAGATTGTATATATAGGTTTCTCATCTACCTCAAAATCAGACGCCTGATGGAATAACTCCATCTCAAGGTCGAACATATTAGATTGATACTGATAGTGGTGTAGAAGGTCCTTTAAACCGACGACGTGGACTGATTCAAACTTACTGAAGTCTATCTTATCAGTTACACCACTTGCATCTATATTATGATAGTTTACAAACAGGTCCAATTCACCATCAGATATCAAAATAGATGATATACGAGAAAGATGCGGGTGTTTCTCCAAACTTGTTAGAATGGGAAACACCAACACCTTACTTGACAGGGCAGAGGTGTGTTTATATAGTTGTTCGTTTGTATCTACTATCTTCAATTGTCGTAATATACGAAATTAATTGGTAATTTCCAAATTATCGGTAAAGTGTTACGATATCTCCAAAATGTTTATCAAACACTTCTAATAGATTTTCGTAATCTCCAGCCATCATGTCATCTCTAACAGGCTCATAATGATATCCCAATTGTTTACATAGATTCTTAGCACTACCTAATAGGTAAAATGCGTTACCATTGGGACCGGTTAGGTCAATTGTGATACCTTTTGGTTTTTGGATTATCATATCTTAATTAATTAGCGTAATCATACTTAATGGAACGTTGTAAGAACCTTTACCATTTATCAGTTCACAAATAGCTTTTGCTCTATTAATTTTAGTAATTTTCAGTTCATGTCCAGCCATCTTAGGGTGGTCAACTGAAACGATAGCACCAATGTGAAGTTCAGACTTCATTGTCATACTCTCTAATTTTCTTTTTGACCTCAATGTCTCAACTACCATTTTGTTTAGATTTCTTAAATCCGCAACAGTCATTTTGTTTAATTCTGAATAATTCATATTTTTTAATTTTTAATGATGGGGATAAATAACCCCTCTTTCTTATTACATAATAAAGATACAACAAATATCTTTAATAACCTAACTTTCAATGTTATCAAATTGTTAAGCTTTCAATCTTAATTATTTTACAAAATCCCAATCAGTTACTTTCCAAGCTTTCCAATCACCAACTGAACCAAATTCTACTTTTACTTCAATTAGTTTGTTCTTAACTCGTTTTGCTTTACAACCTAATATTGGTAAACCATAATCATGTCCGTTGTAACTCATAATAGAATGTTCTCCAAAGTGGTAGTTAATACCATCTATTTGAACAAACCCATAACTATCAAGGTTCCTAACCATTTGTAGTTGAATAGTTCCAGTCTTTTTTAACCCAGCCTCAATAGTATCTATTTTGGTTATATTAGCTAATTGTTCTGAAGTAACCAATATATCCTTATAGATACTATAATCAGAATCCAACTCACAAATACGTTCTGCTACTAACATTAGTTCAGTTTGGCTAAAGTACCACGTTAGATAACTAATATCAGTATTTTCTCTGATATCATCACCCTCATACTTACCATATGTAAATTGATGTAATTCAAATACCTTTTCTATAGGAGTTCTTTTTTCAAAACTTCTACCACTTCTACCACGTAACTCATCATTAATACCTAATTGAGTACATCCCTTTTCTTTTGCTTTAGCAATAGCCTTTTCCTCTACTAAAGAAAGGTTCTGAATGTATGTGAACTTTGTAACGTTATAAGAATATTGTCCTTCCGAACCAGAATATTCAGTTTCGTTACGAACATCCCATAATGTGAAATACTTTGTTGAAAATCCTATTTGTAACATATTTTTTAATTATAAAATTTATTTATTTTAACATTAGCTTTTTTTAAAGTCTTCTTGGCTTTCTTTTGATTACCGGCCATTACTAATCCAAATGCTTCAATTAATAATTGACGGTGATTTGGCAATTTACTTTGTGTTTGTTTTTGTTTTATCTTAATCATTACTATGTAAAGATAACACTTTTATTTGGTTTCACCAAACTTTATATGTTAAGAAATTGTTAAGTTATCAATTTTAATGGTCATCTTCACAATCTTCTTTTTATAATCTTGGATATATCGTTTAGGTTGGTTAACTTCCCGCTCAATCATAGAAATCACACCTTCTGAAATCAATTGTTGTTGTTCCATTTCCCACTCTTCTTTACCTTTTTTGTAGTAGGTTTGGTCAATATCTTCCCATTTATATTTTTTGTTAACCCTCCATCCTAAAGAAGGGTGTTTACCCAACTCCACAAGTAACTCCTCGTGGTTCATCGGAGCCAAGTAGTCAATTCGAGTTTGGTATTTGGCGATACGGAGTTGGTAGCTTTCAATCTCCTTTTCTAATTTCTCAATCTTATTAAGGTTTTTGTACTTCTCTTGGTATTCTTTAGCCAAATCACTAATGATTCGTGGCATCTTTGTTTTAGTGATGTATCGGAGGTGAAGACGTTGGATGTTATACCCACCGGCGTAAATAGCTTCGGTAAAGAAATTATAACTAACTCCCTCTCTGAGAATGTTTGCTGAAATCTCAATTCCCTTACCACCCTCACACCATTTCATATTTTCCAACTCATCGGTTGGTTTAACATAGTTCTGAAGGGTTTTCATTAAATCAATCACTAAACTCAACCGAATCATTTCTTCAGCCCATTTACTAATTATCATCTCTTTGCCAGTTTTTTTTAAAAACAAGGCCTTCTCTTGGTTAATGATTCGTTCAGCGATTTGGTTCATCGGAACTTCTAACTCATTGAGGATGGCGTCTTTAATTTTATTACTCATAATGTATCTATCTCTTTTACTATGTAAAGATACGACATGAGTTTGAAATACCCAAACTTTTAATGTTATTAAATTGTTAAGCTTTTAAGATGAGAGTCTAGCCCACTCGGTGTAATTTGGTCTATATAATGTAATTCCTGATATTTTAGATTCAGCCTGCATTAATAAACGCTGATTTGTATCGGATACACCAGTAGTACCATTGGTATCATTTAGAGGACCGGTTAGTTTCCAAACCAATTTAACTTTAATATAAAATTCGTCTTTTGTGTCTTCAAAGGTATCTTTATTCACTTCTGAAATTAACGTCTGAAAGTATCGTTTTGTAAAATATCTATAATAAAACCCATTAGCGTAATCTTTTTCAGTCGGACCTGGATTTGAATAAACTGTAGGATTAAATTGGCTAATTGGTGATTTTAATAAAGAGGTATACTCAAACTTTTTTTGTATTGTACTATCACTTAAATTAACATATGGTATTAACTTTTTAGAAAGAGTTGCAGAATAGGAGGGTAATGTAAAAATTTCACCATTGGTATATGAATGATATGGGCCGATGAATTCTTTACCATCTTCCAACATCCACTCACTACCATTAGTGTATAACCCTCGGTTTATTTGTCCTTCAGGATAATATATTTTATTTCGTATACCCATTATGTATTAACCATCATATATCCAACAACAGTAGTTTCAAAAGTAGTACCATCTACTTTGTGTTCTATTTCACCAACTACAAAACTCACATTACCACTACCTACTGATGCTGGTATTGGGTCTACTGTAAATTCTTGGCCAAAGCTTGGGACAAACCCATCAGTAGTAACACTTAAATCTATACTATATCTAACAGATATACCTTTACCTTTGCAGCTATCATTTACATACTCACGATTTAGTTTTTTAAGGTCAGTTACAATACCGTTATCATACTTGTTCCCAAGTTCTTGAAGTTTCTTTTTCAACTTTTCTTCTGTTGTTTCTGGGAGTACCTTAGATTTTCTAGCATCTAAGATTCTGCACCCTCCAAATATGTTATCAGCCATGTCGGTGGCATATTGGCCCGATTTTCCCGAAATAGCAATAGCCATCATATCAGGGTCCATATTTGATGACATACTGACAGATTTTACAGGACTATTCACATCTCTTAATTTTAGAGCACTACCACTTCCGGTATAGTTTATATCCGTTTTTTTATTTATAATTAAAAAAATTTTGTCATCTTTTGGGTCTGTTGTAATAGCAAGGTCCATGGCCCCTCCTGTAAGGTTTGTGAATTCCCCAAATAACTTTGATAAGTATTTATTTGCTGAGAATTCACCTTTTGTATTTTTGTCCGATTGTTTACCCAATAGGTCTTCTTCAATCTTTCTTAAAAATTGAGTAGATACCCATACATTGTTTGTTATTCCAACCGCACCTGTCAGGCCTGAAAAGTTATTTTTATTGTTCGCGACATCTTCATTATAGGCTGCAGCAGTGCCCGGAAGACATAATAAAAGTGGGTCAGCTGAACGTAAACTGGGAAGCGCGAGGTATCTCCCACCTAATAGTTTGTATTTAAATCCTGACTTCAATATGGCGTTATTAAGCGTAGTAAGGAGGTGTTCGAATCTAACCATAGTTGCATAATTAGAAGTATCGCTAAACCATCCAGATTCTACAAACGCGTTTATAATTCCATAGTCACCATTCTGTTTTGCCGACCCATCTTTTCCAGGTATACCCTCCCCAGTAAGCTTACCATCTTTTTCACGATGGACCCCCATTTCTCTCATTGCTTCTATATCCAATTGTGAAAATATAGAAGAACCCACACGTTCTCCAGCATCGTCTGTGACGGTCTTTGCGTTTTCGGCAGTGGCTATCATAATACCACCAGCACCCCCAGCAGCACTACCCAATGCTTTTCCAGTACAACTCCATGACCCATTATCTACACTATAATCCCAACTAAAATCAAAAATTTCAGCCTCAATATTAACAGAAGGACCAGTGTTCCACCCAAATGATATATTAACTTTGGCGTTTGGTATCATAAATGAGGTAGCACAAGCATCTAAAGTTGCTTTATCATAGACTGTGTATTGAAATTCAATCTCCCACAAAGCAACTTCAGACATATCACCACCACCATGGTTTTTTGTTGTGATTGAGGTTAAGTGAGGTGCTGCTGCATATCTACCACCACGTTTCACGTCAGGAGCAGATAAGTCTTGAAAACTTAAAATTTGAGAACCATGGCAAGTGAAGTTTTTATTTCCAACAGCCTTTATAGTCCCATAAGCACGTCGTTTGTAGTTTGTTTGTTTACTACTAGCGGGGCCGGATGGCCATGTAACACTACCTGCATCAAATATTCCTGACATAACTTAGTTCTCGCTATTATTTAAATTTAAATATTCAGTTTCTATTTCAAAAATAGAACTTGGGTCTGGTATTCTAATCTGCATACCAAGTGGTACTGTAAAATCACCCTTACCTATATTGTTTGCTCTTGCAATTATCCACCAAAATGTGGAATCTCCATAATATTTAAAAGATAAGTTATCTAATCTATCCCCTATTTGACCTGTGATGTAAATATCATTGTGAGTTGGTTCAATTATAGGTAATATAGTAGTTGCTAGAAATTTCTTTCCATTTTTATCTTTTAGTATGTTTATATTTTTATATCGTTCCATAATTTATTTCCACTTTGATAATGTAGAAAATGTGTATATATCTTTATCACTACTATAATAATTATCAGTTGGTAGGATTGTTAATCCAATTGATATATCAATTCCCATTGGTAATTCAGCAAGTTCTCCATCTTGATTTAAATCCCATCCGATATCGGTAGGAACAGTATAAGTTAATGATGTAATTAAACTTGGAACTCCAACTTCACCAGTACCCCATAATTGACCCAATCTAAAATAACAAATATGACCTGTGTAAGTGTTACTACCATATGTAGGCATTGTCATTTTACCAAGTTCCGCAAGTTTATTCCACATCCCCTTCATTTCACTACGAGATAACGCATATGCTTTAAAGTTAAACGAAAGAGTTCGTTCAAATGTATCGTACATATACGATTGGTCAGCTCTACCTGGGTATTTTATGCCAGACCAAGATGGTGAATACGTTTCTGAGATACCATCCACAGTTCCTCTGAATTGTACTATTTTATTTTCTTTTTGGGTGCCATTTCCCTTATCCCATGCAAAGAATAAATGAACAAAGTCATTTTCCAATTTGTTATTATACAAACTTGCATTTATAGGGTCAGCATTTTTGAGGTCACTATCATATTTAGTAGAATCTGCCCCAAATAATCTTGCAAATGTTTTATTTTCACGTGATAGTGGTTTTGGAAGTTTATACTTTGACTCTCTAGATTGTTTGTCGTATGAATAATCAGTCCCACCAAGTGGGTTTTGGTTTAAATCGTTATTATCATATTCTTCTCTAAAGTCACGAGCAACTTGAGTAATCTTATCAGCTCTTTTAGCTATTTTTCCATATGAAATTGCCTGATAATCGGCAATATCCGCTACATCTGGGAGTAGTCCTTCAGATTCATACAAACCTCGCTCTTTAAATACTTTATCAATTGGTATTTGGGAGTTTTTTTGAGTTTGTTTAGCTAATGTAGTTTTAGTACCATCTTCATTTTTTCTGATACTATCACTTATTTGAAATTCATAACGTTTTCCAGCAAAAAGAACTGGATTATCTTTTTTGTTTCGGGTGTATGGTTGGGTCAGTCCTATCGAAAATCTATTTTCTGCTCCAATAAATGCTGTGGTGTTACCATATCGTTGACCTTCGTTATCAAATGTATTTGTAAATCTACTTGTAGAAGTTGTACCAATACCATATACCGAATCAAATCCACCTTTTAAATCTTGATTCAAAGGACCCACATCTATACGTGTTCTTAGTGAAAATTCTGACCATATGTTTTTTAAGGGACTTACATTTATTGAAGCATTGGGGTTATATTTCCAAGTCTCATCGCCAATTGGTAGAATTCCAGCCCTATCAAACTTTAGTCCAATATGTTGACCTGCTACGTTAGCAAGTAAATTTATAGGAGTCCAAACTTTACCAAATTTATTTGTTCTTTGAGCTGCAAATTGACGAACTCCCCAAAGAAGTCCTTTTACTGATAGAAGGAATGACCCAATTCGTGCAACATCAATTAATGCTCTTGTAGTCGAAGAGACAATACCACCTCTTACAAACCCATCATCAACACCTAATCCAAAATCCCAAAATTGAGGTTCTCCTTTAGATATTTTCTTACGTTGTATACCACGAAGGATGTAAGGTGCTTTAATTAAATTTAATGAATTTGGTGAATCATCTTTAAGATTGTATTTAGCATACATCTCATCTAAGAATGATGGAGAGTTACGTTGCTCCATAATATCACCAATACTTTTGTATGTAGCTTCATATAAGCTCTCTGGATTGTATCGTTGAGTGTCTCCAGTAGTTTTAGATGATTTAAATTGTCGATACCCACTAGCAAATGAAATTCCATTTGACAATTGTTTATAATCACTATAAGCAGACCCCATACTATCAAATTTAGATTGAGTTTTGTCTACTGCAGTAAATTGTGATGGGTATTTAGTTTGTTGATATGGTGAAAACCCCTTAGCATCATCGTTAGTTATAAAGTCAACAAATTTCGGGTCTTTAGCTTGAGTTTCAAGTTGAGGGTTATATTTTATGCCCAATGTGTCGGTCTGACCTTTGAACTTATCACCCTGAATTGTAGGTATCGGTGTCGTTTCACCTAAAAACTCAGAAGTTAGATTGGATTTGTTTGGTGTCGTTTCACCTAAAAACTCAGAAGTTAGATTGGATTTGTTTGGTGTCGTTTCACCTAAGAAGTTTTGTACAAATTTAAATTCGGTTGGAGTAGTCTCTCCTTTGAACTTTTCGGCATTGGAGTAGTCTTGAGGAGTCGTTTCACCCTTAAATCTGTCTCCTTGAGTAATATTTGCCGTTGTGGTTTCACCTTTAAATTTATCCCCTTGTTGTACTGATGTTGTTTCTGTTTGTCCTAAGTATCTTTCTTGTAAGGACATTTTACTTGGTGTTGTTTCGCCTATAAACTTTGATGAGTTATCAAATTTAGTTGGGTCAGTTTCGCCTATAAACTTTGATGAGTTATCAAATTTAGTTGGGTCAGTTTCGCCTATAAACTTTGATGAGTTATCAAATTTAGTCGGCGTTACACCTTGTTTTGGGGTTGTTGTAGTTGACTTGGGGGCAGATGGCGAGTTATCCACAAATTGAGATAGTGGAGTCTGATTAGAAGTCTTAGGTACTTCCACTCGCTTTTGGTCTGCGAGGGATTTCTCTACCGGCTTTCTAAACTTAGATAAGTCTGATTTTAAATCTTTTAATGCCATCTATTTACCTTTTATTTCAATTGGTCTCTATAACCTTGCATTCTGGTATTTTTCTTATTCATTGTAGATATCACTTTGTCATCAATAACTATCTGAATTGGTTGACTTTGTATATCTCTACGAAGTCCTTGAATTTCTTCAAGTAATGGGTCAGATGAACCGCCATTTGCGGATGAAGAGGATGTATCTGACGAGTCTCCCCCAATACCCATTGCCGATGCAATTAAAGGTAACATAAGACCTAATACAAGAACAGTTCCCAAAAATGGAGTTAACAATGCCAGTCCTAATGCTAATGGTAACATTGATAACCCTAACAACCCAAATGCGCCAGCCAAAGCAATTAATCCCGGAGCTATTTGAACTAAAGCACCCAATCCAGTAGCCATCATTGAAATGGCAGGAACTGCAGCTGCCATTACCATCACAGCCATCCCAAATGCTAAAATACCAGGGGTAGCGACTAATAGTCCAATTCCGAAAATTGCCATAACAGCACCCAGCGAGCCCAATATATAAACTAATGGTATTAACATAGGTGAGATTGTAATCAATCCCGTTAAGGATTCGGTTAGTTCACCCATCATTCCAAATCCCTTGGCTATTTCTTGAAGCGCTATACCTAAAACAAGCATTGCGGCTGCTATTATTAACATTGCTGCTGCACCGATAAGTACACCTGCTCCAATAGGACTACTCATAATAAGACCAAGAGCTGCAAGTGCTCCGACAAGAGCAAACA